TGTATTTCCATCTTTGCTCTTTGCCAATGCTTCTGGACGAAGAGAGAATGGGATAGGCATAAATGCGCCAAATACACCACGCCACATTGTAAAGTATTTAGCAAGGTTATATGAATCTTTAGTCAAACGCTTTTGTTCTATTGGGTCATCTAAGTTATATTCACCACTGTTGGCTAAATATGTCATAGATGGTGCAAATGCACCAGCAAATGCTGGTTCTACTCCTGCAGCAGATGAAAGAATTCGACTCCAGTTAGAACTGAGCAATGCAGAGTTTAATACTCCGCTGTTTTTAATATCTGGTGTCCCATAAGGAAATAATACTTTATAGGCTTCTTCTTCAATTCCTGCTGGAAGAATTTTCATAGGATTTTTATCCATTGAATCAAGAAGTGCTACAGAGATGCTTACGCCAGGACCAAATCCTGGAAGAACGCTACCGCCACCAAGAGCAAAGTTAAATGATTGCGGGGTTGCAGACAAAGCAAAAGGTCCGCTTACGCGTGGATGGGTCGACATACCTTGGAATAGATTAAGTGCTGCACCAGCAAGTGGCATAAAGAATTTACGCTCACCTGTTGTAGGGTCCTTAAAGAAGAAACCTTGGTTAGGGTCATAATATTCTTTAGCACTAGGGTCAAGTTCATACAATGCCGATGAATCAGCAGATGATAACCAATCAAGAGCCTTTGTAACCTTATAAACCTGAAGAGGATTTTCCATTGCTAATCCGCCCCAGGCGTGGATGGTATCCCACCAGGCTTGAGCAAACGGTGCAACTAAACGTAATTGATGGAATAGTAAACGACGTCTACCAGCATCATAGAATAAACCAGCAACCTTTTTGTTTGCTACATTAGCAGCATATTGGTGTGCTTCATTAATAGTAATGTTTCCATCACCTTTAACTGATTCAAGACGTTTCCATATTGGATGAGTCTTGCCAATGTTTTTGCCAGTAACTGGATTACGAAGTGGTCCTAAAGATTTAGGTGCATCTTCTCTTAACTGGAGAATTGCTTTTTCATCTAAAGCACCAAGAATATTATGGATTGCATCCCAGTATGATTGACGCCATTCAGGTCCCATTGTGGTCAATTTTTCCATCTTGACTGCATAATCAAAGAACTTGTCAGTTACATCTGAAAAGACGTTACCCTTGCCACCAACACGCTGAAACTTCTGAGTTGGGACTGTCATCTTTACATTGTCCCAGTTACCAGTGCCATCAAAGGCTGCTTTAACTTGCTTTGTAAATTCTGCTTGTGCATCATTTAGCGCTTTACGGCTTTTAGAAATTTGAGATGAATTCTTAATAGAATTTTCTGCTATATTTTTAGCGCCAGGGATTTCAATTAGTTGATTTCCAACTTTTATTTTTCCATTAGCAAGCAGTTTTTTAATTAGGCTAGATGATTTACCGCCAGCACCAGCAAGTTCTTCAACACGGGCTAGGACAGATACTTCTTGCCCTCCAGCATTCTTGCCTTTGAATAAGAACTTCATTAAACCATCTTTAGTGGCCAATGCTTCTTTAGTAAGTTCATCTTTGCTGTGTAAATAATAATCTAGAGTCTTGCGACCTCCACCTTTAAGGAAGTAGTCGACTGTTCTCATTTCTTGTCCAGGCTTTGTAGCAAGAACCTGTTGGACGAACTCTGAGTTATGAAGAATGCGAAGTTGGTTTGAGAATCCATCCCACCATAGAGGATGTCCAAAGACTTCCTTTTGGTATCCCAGGTTTCTTAGAACCTTATTCATCTCACCATGGCCACTTGCACCAACAAGGGAGTTGCCCATAAAGTCTACATATGGATTTAATAATTCCATTGCTTGTTCTTCGGCTTTTAGTTCATCGGCTCCAGAAGCCATTTTGAAAGAATCTCCGTGAACATCGTTACGAACCTTATCAAGTTGGTTCAGTAATGAACGCCACTTAGGTCCGCCATCTTGTCCTAAAAACATCGCTATGGCAGAAATAGGGTGATTAAAGAATGATGAGTGTCCAGTAGCAAATACACGAATCTGCTCTTCTGCAATGTTACGAGTAATATATGCAGGACGGACCATTACGGATTTCTTCCATAGGCTAGTTCCAGCAGTCATTGCTTCGTCAAGTTTAACTCCGATATCTCCAAATTTCTTTGCAGATAAGATAAACTTTGATATCTCTTCGCCAGAAGGAATATATACAAATGAGTTTAGAAGTTCTGAGTCTAGGTGAGAACTGTGGATAGTAACTGATTTGCCCTTGCTAACCATAAAGGTTATTTCAGTTCCCTTGGCGTGTTGTTCAGCCCAATAAGCAGCAGTGTCTTTACGCTCAGTTTCAAACGCTCTAGTGAGTTTCTTAAACTTATCTAGTTGTTCTCCAGTAAATTTGCTTGCATTCTTAGCATATATTGCATCAAATAGTTTTGCTGATGCTGTATAGCCAGATGTTGTAGCATCTGTTGAAAGTGCAATATCATCAAGTAAAGTTTTGATTGTAGCATTATCTAGTTTAAGAGAACGGGCTACGCCATTAACAACTTCAACAAGTCTATCTTTATCAGTAATATGAACTAAAGTTCCGCCTTTATCTGGAACATAGGCGTGGTATTTGTTTGATATACCTAATAATAATTTATGAATTGGTTCTCTTGAACGAGAACTAGCCTGCCATCCATTAACAGCTTGGGTTGCTCTAGGGTATAATCCTTTTACAATACTAGATAAACCATTAGTTGTAGTTGAGCCAGTCTCAAGAGCGCGTTGAACTACTTTGCCATCAGCAATGAAAGGAGCAATTGCTGAAAGTGCTTCTTCTCTTGTAGTTGCCTTTGCTAGTAAAACTGCTTCTTCAACTGTAAGTCTACCCTTTGCAAGGCGTTGAATCTTTTGCCAATCATCAATGTTTACAATAGCATCGATAATATGGGTTCCTTGAGAACCACTTAAGAATGAGGCAATGCCATCATAATCAATATTAATTTTATTATATTGATCTTTAATCTTAACCATATTCTGGTAATTCTTAAGGTAAGCAGCAGTCTTCTGCTCTTTAGTAACGGCGCTTGCGCCATGAACTTGTTTGATTGAAGATTCTACAGCCTGAGTTGCTTCATCTAACTGTGCTTTAAGGATTGATGCTTCTTTAGCAAACTTGGCTGCTTTGATTCCAGTAGAACCCTCAGATGCTAGTTGGGCTAACTTGGCTGCTTGCTTTATTTTACCAAATGCAATAGTTGGGTCTGTTACAACACTGAGACCAATGTCTCCAAGTGCTGTGATAACTCTAGCAGTAGAACTCTCTGGATGTCCAAGAGTTAGTAGACTGGCTGCTGGGTCAAATACGCTATATGGGCGGTAGTATGTCTTTCCGCCAACTTCAAAGGCAACCTTAGCCTGTTTCATCTGTGCTGTGCGAGCAGCAAATCCTGCGCCAACTTCTTCAGATGGGAAAAATCCAGCACCTAAATCTATCTTACCATCTTGGATAAGTTGTTTAGTTACTTGAAATAATGTTGTTTGTCCACGAAAGTTTTTTGCAGACTCATCATAAAAAGAACCAAGTTGCTTATTTTCTGGGGTATTGCCTTCTTGCAAATCTTTATATGCTTGACGTATAGGTGTACTTACAACTTCAAACCCAGTTTGTCCAACAACTGATAAACCTCTTACAAGTCCCTTTAATCCAGACCAGACCATACCAACTGGAGTGTTATTAAACTTTTCAGTGGAAAGACGATTGCTCTCTTTTTTAATATCTAATTGACGCTGTGTTTGAGTCTGCTTGTCAATTTGCATAAGAGTATTAACTAAGTTATTATTTGGCATAGCGCCAGCCTTAGCAAGACTTGTTACAACTCCAGCAGATGCTGTCGGGTTAGTAGTTAAAAGAGCACGAAGTTTTTCCCCTTGAGGTCCCGTTACTAACTGAGCAGCCTTAAGCGTGTCAGAGTAATCGGCTTGTTCTTGGGTTAGTTGTCTTTCTTCTACCCCAATAAGTGTAGGTAAACCATTGGCATCTTTGCCAATCTTTGGTAAACTCATACACGACCTTGTTTAGATAAATTTTCAAACATATAACCAAGATCACGATTAGTTGGGTCCATCATATACATAGCCTGAACCATTTGAATTGCTTGTTCTGGTTGAGGTGTAACCATAGCAGGAGTTGGCACTGCGTCTGGACCTATAGGTGAGCCATGAGCAAGACCATCTGTTGGGTCTCCCTCTGGATGTAAATCATTTAAACCTTTTACTGGAGGAAGTTGTGGGGCTGTTGAGCCACCCATAGCACCCACAGTAGGGTCTCCTGCTAGTGGTGCTGCTTGCGCAGTATTAAAAGTCGATACTCCTTGGCCTTGAGGCAATCCAGGAACATACATTGCTTTCTGAGTATCTGTAGCCATTTGACCATTACTTCCATTTTGAGAAATATTCATTGGGTTATATTGAGGACCACCGTGTGCGCCACCACTCTTGCCTTTGACTCCAGCCACGATTCCTCCTACTTAATATGTCTAGGTTGTATTTTAGATAGATAAGGTCCTGCTGTAAATGCTGTAAGTTTGCTTGCAATCTCCATTGCTTCATAAGCATCAGCACCAGCGTGTAATGCACCAAGTGCATACGCTGCTCCAGAACCTGCCGCATAGACTCCATGTTCAGTTTTAGATACTGAGCATTCTTGGTCTATATCAAATATTTCGCCTCCGAGAGCGATAATAAACTGGAACCTAAGTTCTTTATTATCTTCATCAAAGTTATATCCATTATCGGATAAACACTTACGAAGCGAAGGCATAGCCTTTGCAATCATAAAGTGGTATAAATCTTTTTTATCTAGTTTGCTTGGAACTGGTGGTTCCCATATATGCTGTGCTACATCGCAAGGAAGAACTTCTCCTGAGCCAGCAATTAAATATGGACCTCTATCCGCAATCTTCTGAACATTAGGATGTGAATATACAAACCCACTACTATCAGTAGTTTGACTATCGGCAACAATAATTGCAGCGTCTTTGTGCTCAATGCCTATAATTGTTGTCATTGTCCCCTACTTAATTATTTGCTTCTAGTGACTGTTCTCGCTGCAGAACTTGCTTCGCCGCTACCTGACATAGTTGCGAATAAACTTTGAATTGTTGGTGCTTGTCCTTGTGGTGCTGCGCCTTGAGGTGCACCCTGTGGTGCGCCTTGTGCTGTTTCTGGAGGTGTAGAGCCTCCTACTGGAGCACCTGAGGGAGCAGGGGACGTTTGCTCAACCATAGGATTAGCCCCAGCAGGAGGAACCTGTGGCGCGAATATGTCCCCAATGGAATCTTCTACAGATTTGCCACCTTGACGCGCCTTGATAACCTCCGCAATCTTACGGATAATATCACTTGGGTCTCCCCCTTGTGATGCCATCTGTGGGATTGCTTGGGTATATGACTGAAGTGAGGCAATAAGCGCATTGCGCATATCTTCAACTTCAATTTTCTCTTGCTCTTGGGTTACATTCACATTGAATGGTAACTCACGCATAGCCATATCCTTTGATATTAACTTGCCACCAAGTGCTTGTAGCATGAAGATAAGTCCCTGTGCTGGGTTAAGACCAGCCAACATACCATATCGAACATCAGCAGAGTAGTCCTCATTGATGTCTTTGCTTGGTGTGTATGTAATTACATATGGTGAACCAGCATCTACACCGCGAATTGTCTTCTCAAAATTGAAGTAGGTTTCATCTACCTCAAAGCATAGAGCGATGACATCGCGTAGTGCTGCAGCAAAGATGGCTTGAGATGATTTAACTTGAGTATCAAATGCTCCCATGAGAGCCTGCACACCTTGCCCAGTAACAACAGATGCGTTGATGTTTCCAGTTCGTCCCTCTGGATAACGTGCTCCAACGCGGAGTTCTTGATTAAGTAAATTCTGTTCAGTAAATGCGCCTTGTGGTAGATTCAAGTCTACGCGGCGAACACCAGCAGGGTTTGCTGTACGGATAACTGCGTCTCCACCAAGTTGTAGTTCTTGAACATCTTGTGGTAGGACGATTGGTGCTTGGACTGACTTTTCAGCGGCTTCCATAGCAAGCATAGCGAAGCGATTGCGAAGCAATTGGATACCAAGGACATCATCAAACTGTCCACGCATTTCAGCATCAATAGAAGGACGTTTAGCAATAACTACCATCATCTTACCAAGAGGGTTCTTGGCTTGAGATAGAACTAGGTTATGGCGTGATGGGACATAGACCATTGATTGGTCTTTATCATAGTATCGGAAGATATCAATTTGAGCATTTAGGTCTTGTTTATAGCCATCTGAACCTAGCAGTTGTCCACTGTATTCAGGGAACTGTGCTACAAGTTCACCAAGTGTCATTATGTAACGCTTGGCATATGCTACGCAGCGACCATAGCGGTCAAATTCTGGGTATGCTTGGCGTGGGTTCTCAATGCGAATGCGAGGAAGGCCTGATTCCTCATCAATCTCAATGATGAATGGTAAGAAACCATATGTGATATAGTAATCTGCGCCAGTATACATATGAACTGAAAGATCAGAGTTAACAAAGTAGTTAGCAGCAATACGTGTACGCTTATCAGCAAACTTACGAGCCTTATCATTGACTGCATTTGCTGCAGAACAGTTGATTGTTGGCAGTGGGGCCATAACCTCAGATAGGTCTCGGGCTACTACATCGATGAAGTTGGCTACTACGTTAGCATCTACACCATCTGGAAAGAAGTCTGGGTATACATCGGCAATTTTACCCTGGCGGACAGCAAGGACATCGCCTGCTTTAGCGTCTCTTTCAGTGGAGCGGTAGCGCAGGGAGTCAACCCGTGCTGCTACTTGCTGAATTGTTAATGCCATTATAGTCCTATCCGTAGGTCTCTACCCATTGCTCTGCAAAGGCTTCATCTAGTTGTATAGAGCCCCGTTGTGCTTTCTGTGCACGGGTGGCCCATCTGTTACTTTGGTATTGGCTTACTCTTGAATTCTGTTGCATTAGTTCTCTTATGCGGATGATGGCAAACCATAGGGCCATTACTGTATCCGTTGGGTTTCTTGTATCTGGCTTCCAAGTGATAAGTTGCTGGACTAAGGTCTTGAGACCCTCAGAACCTTCATTGCTTGGAAGTTCGATTATATTGTTATCTTGAAAGCGACCATCTCTGATTGTCCCAAATAACGAAGCCATAGAGGCTACACCAAAAGATGTATCCCATTTGTTCTTGCCTGTGAAGTGTGATTCAAGGCGTGTGCCATACTGGGCTAGCCAGTTACGCAGGTCCTCATCTAAGGCGTAAGCCTTCTGATGGGCGTTAATTTCAATACGTAGTTCTTGTGGGCGATACTTATCAACCCATTCTTCAATCAATGCTCTAATCTTCATAGGATTAGGCTCTGTCATATTGACAGCATCTAAAACATATATCTTACTATCAGCACGGTTATACGATAAGATTACCGCACCCGTGTTTCCAGTCATCGCTGGGTCGAGACCCATAACTGTGTATGCAGACTCAACGTGCTTTGGATGTCCAGGGACCCCAGGTTTGAGAGGCCCTCTTTTTCGCATACCATTAACGGAACCTGCGATTGCGGCTGGGGCAAAGATTGAATCTTCTTGAACGTCTTCCTGTTGGTAGACCATAGCCCAGACCGACGGAGCAACTTCAGACCTTCTTGTAAAGAGCGAGGGTCCATCCCACTTGGTGTATAGTCCGTTTTCATCTGGTAAGTCTACGTCTCCCTCGGGCCTGTCTGTCTTTGGCCATAAGGCTTTCCAGTTTTCAGGCTTCTCATCAAATTCTAATACTGCTGGTTGGCTAAAGTAAGTGAAGGGGCTCTTGCCACCTGTCCACTGTGAGCCATCTCTAATCATCTTGTAGAGGTCAATAGGTGCGACACGGGTTCCTACGATAAGCAGTTTTCCGTGCCGCCCTAGGCGCGTGATAACTTCCTTTTGAAGCCATTCAATTTGCTTCTCCCACTCGTGGGCATTTGAGTTCATCACAACGTCATCTAGGATTATCAAATCGGCACGTGCGCCGTAGATTTGAGAACCAAACCCAAGAGCCTGGACCGTTGGGTCCTTCTCTCCAGAGTCGCGTCCCGTGCCTAGATAAATCATATCTGCTGACCATTGGGT